ACCTTAGGGTCGTGGCAGTCCTCAATTTCAATGAGTGCCATTTTGATGCCGCTACGTCCCTTCACCCATCGGGCAAACTCGCGCATTAGCTTGACCCACTCACCCGACTCCGTTGCGTAGTGCAATAGCACTGAGCACTGCAGTTTATGGAACCAGAACCCCGGTAATACCTGGGCAACCAAAGCACCCACAATCACGCCGTCTTTCTCTGACACCATGCAGAAGTGCGCCGGATTAAGGCATATCTCGGCGGTTTCCCGCATGGCCTCACGGTTAATTTTCAGCTCAGGTATCGGGTTGATGGTGGAAACTGACTCCACGCCGAGCTCTACAATGGCGGCTACGTCCTGCGGCTTGGCTTTACGAATCATGCAGAGCCTCCCGGCATCGACATGCCCGGCATCGGCGTGTTGTAGAACGCCTCCGCCCACGACATGTTTGCGTTGGCCATATCAATCACATTTTTCACCGCGGCCTTTTTGGCTTCTGGCTGAAGGTTGGGATCAGCCTGAATCGACTGAATATTTTGCAGCGTGGTTGCGCTTATGTTCGCCGCGTAGTTCTGGGGTATGTTTCGCTGATCCAGCTCATAGGCATAGCCCATGCGATCCATTTCCTGATTGAACTGTTGACGCATCCGCCCCATGTCGAACTGGTAGCCCTGCTGATTGAGGCCTAGGTTCTGCTGATACTGCTGGTCGGATAAGCTGGATTGAAAGCCAAAGTTTTGCTCATTGAGGCCGCGCTGATTCTGGTAATTCAGGTTCGTCATGTACTCCTGCTGCTGACGATCCGTATTAGCCTGGCTGTTCTGGAAGTAGGTGCTGGCGTCTTGCTGGGCAAAGGGAGTTGCAGCGGAGATCATCGCACCCTGGGCGGCTTCGCTGGCCATGCTGCTGTTGAGTAGGCCGCGAGCGTTGGCACGCTGACCGCCCATCGTCGCCGCTTGCTTCATCAGTGGCGAATTACTGTCCAGCATTTGATGCAACTGGCCTTGCGACGTCTGGTTGGCTGTAACAGTTGACTGAGGCGCCAATAGACCTTGCTGCTTCATCTTCGCTTCGGCGTAGGGCAAGACGCCCTCGGCAGCGCCATACCGTTGATAGTGTGACTGCAGATCCATGCCTGAATCAGCAATGGCTTTTTGCGCTTCTTCTACCGTCCAGTTGTTGCGGCCACCCTGACCCGTCTGGTTAAGCTGCGCTGTTTTGTTTTTGAGGTAGGTGTCGGTGTCAAAGGTAGGATTGACCATCTGCGGTCGAGAGGATGAGCCTGTAGCAGACACGCCCTCATTCTTACCGTATTGCTGGTAATGATCTTGCAGGCTAAGGCCAGCGTCGGAAATGGCTTTCTGTGCGTCGGCCACCGTCCAGTTATTACGACCGCCCTGGCCTGTTTTGTTAAGCTGTGCGACCTTATTGTTAAGGTACGCCGTGCTATCGAATGCTGCCATAGGAAGCCTCCCGGCTTGCTGGATGTTGCTCTGTCATAGTGTAGGTGTTTTGTGCGGGCATAAAAAAACCGCTTTCGCGGCGCGGGGCGCTGCATGTGGGCGGTCTAGGCAGTCGTTAGCAGTTGATCTGCGGCGATAAACAGCTGGTCTTTCTGCTCTTCCGATAATCCCAGCGCATCGCCAGCGGCGTTTAGCGTTGGGTCATCACGTCGCCAGTTTTGCGCTTTGTTGATAAACGCCTGCTCCGCAAATGTGCGGGCGGGGTCGTTGGCCCATTCGTTATAGGCGTCAGATAACCCAGCGCCATCGAGTGCCAGAAGCGCATTAAGGGCGGGTACTGAGTCGGGCACTTGCGTGGGTGGGGGCGGCGGGGAGCTAAACGCGCCGTTCTCGTAAATCATTCCGCAAACAATATTATCGGGCGCCTCTGTAAACCCCTCTTGAAAGTTAGGTTGCTTTTGTACAACAACGCCGTTTTCAATTTTTACGTATGCCATTTTAAATATCTCCTAAGCGCCAGATTTTTAAATCTGTATAGACCTCAGGCTCTCCGCTGGCCGTGCTCTGCCCCAAATTCCCAGAGTCGAGACCTCTATTGAAAAAGTGCTGTACCAAAATGTCCGTAGGCACTGCCAAGCTAGCGACGCCGCTAGCAAAAGATCGAGTCTGGCCTTGATAAGAAGAGGCTGCGAACTCACTTGTCCCTGAAAAAATTACGGATGCAGCAGTAGCGTTGAATATGCGTATTTTATGCGGCAGCGAGGATAATGCTGGAGCGCTTGCCGATATAAAGTAACGACCTGCTGGCAGTGTTATGACATTCGCGCTTAATGTGGCTCCTGCTATCTGATTTTGCCTAACCGTGTTCAGTTGGCGATTGAAGAACGTGCTTGACGACGGTGCAGTGCCACCCGACGTGCCACTTACTTTTTCATCAACAACATGGAGCAATGCAGACTCGAAAGCAGGCTTGCCAATATAATCACTCAATGCACCCATTACGCACCCCCCGCAAATTTAATCACCCATGCCGCGCCGTTATAAATTGCCGCGAAATAGCCCTTGTTTAGATTGGCGGTAAATGTCGCTTCGCCGTCGATGCTGTTGCCATTTCCATCCACTGTTAGGTTGTTCGTCGCCCAGCTAGCGCCAGGGTCGGCAAACCACACTTCGTCGCCGGACGAGGGAGCGGAAGGTAGCGTTATCGTAAAGGCACCTGCGCTCGTATTCGCCAACAGTCGGTCGCCTTTGACCGCCGCATAAGCAGCAGTCTTTGTGCTCCATCGGATATTCAGGGCATTGCCTAGCATATCAATCGCGCCGCTAGCATCGCCCTCAAGGTCTACTGTGGCGTAGCTGTCAGACCAGGCGCTGCCGATACCCCATTGGCGCATGGTATTGTTGGCGGTGTTAAAATAAAGCGCGCCGATTAGGAGCGGGTCACCATCGTTGTCAGTGGCTGGGTCTGAGGCTTTAGCGCCCAGATAGCGGTCATTAAAATTGTCGTAAATGTCAGCAGCAGCAGCAGCTGAACTGCTGGCCTCGCTTGCCTTGGTAGTGGCAGTAGAGGCTGATGAGCTCGCTTCACTTGCCTTGGTGGTAGCGGTAGATGCAGAGCCTGCCGCTTCACCTGCTTTAGTGGTGGCTGTGCTGGCTGCTGATTGCGCTGCCGTTTTGGCGGCCTCTACGTCTTCCACATTAATCGCAAGATCAACACGCCCCGCGGTAATGTCTGCGCTGAGCGCTGCGGCGCTGGTATGACGCGTGATAGTGACGTATAGGTTCTTTGTTACCGGATCGCGGAACACGTCGTTGACGAAATACTCCGTGGCAGTCACCCAATCGCTCCGCCAACCAAAGCCTTGCAGTAATGTCAGGTTGCCATCGGCATCAAAGCCTACGACCATGCGGCGGCGCTGCAATGGCGTGGCGTCAAGCTCCTGGCTAGTGCCAGTCTCGCTAGGCAGCTTTACGCTGCGGTCAGTGTCTCCTGCTACCTCCTGAAAGCCTGCCGTCACTTCGTCAAGCTTCTGGTCAACCTGTTCCGCTTCCGCCCTGGTGCCCGGCTGAAAGCGCTGGCCTTCATCGGTGTTGGAGTAATAGCGATCAGCCACGGCGTCGTCTCCTCTGCTCAAAATGAATGTCGTAACCGAGTATTTCGTGGGGTTCGCTGTCGGAGCTGGAGTAGATAGCGAAGTTGATAGCGGTACCGGTGCCGCTAACGTTCATCGGCTCTTGGCCCAGTGAGGGCGTAGACCAGCTGAACTCGTTCCAGTTGGCTACGTCCCATAGCCCGCCGCCCAGCAGGAATTGTATAAACTCCCGCCGCGGCGTCGCGGTTTCCATGCGGCCATAGTCAAAGTCGGTGAGGATGGAGATATTGGCATTACTGCCCGAGCGCACGTCCCAGAACACACGGCGGAAGCGCTTGCGCACTGACGGGCTTTTGAGCGTGTTGTAAGCCAGCGTTAAGAACGCCTCGATAGGTGCGCCGTTAAAGCTTGTGGCGTTGTTGTCCAGCCGGTAGACGTTGCCCTGGTCGTCACCGAACAGAAGCACCTCAGCCCCGCTATCGCGCTCGCCGCTGTATGCCACTTCGACTTGAGCAGGAAAGCGCACAGTGGTAATGCCAGTCGGGCTCATGTAGATGCCGGTGCCGTTGTCGAACCACACGCGGTATTGCGCCCGTTGTTTGCTGATCGCCGAGGCCTTAACGCGGGTGAATAGCCGGTCTTGCAGAAAAATAGGCTCAACCTGATACCCTGGCTGCATCGGCCGAAAGTCGCCGTAAGCGTCGGTTGCCTCAAGGCTGCCGATACCACGCTCTGCGATGAAGTACGGCTGCATCAAGCTTTGGCCGCTGTAAGGGCGCGCACCGCTGTTGGGCACCGTCACTTCTAGCCGCCAGTCAATATCGCTTGTGCCGTAGAGTGTTTGCACGCTGTCACGGCATAGCACATGCAAGACGCCGCCACGCCCAAGCACCAAGCCGGTGAGCGTTTGCCCTACGCCTATCTCTCCTGCACTGCCGGTAGCTGCATCCCAGTCGCTAGGGTCGCCTGTGGTCGAGTGCTGAATGCTCCCTGCTGTGAATCCCAGGAACAGGTGGTTCTTGAACAGCTCGATATAAACAGCGCCGCTAGGAGCTGCGGTAATTTCAGAGTATGCCAGCGCCTTATCGGGCACGATCATACTCATCTGTGGCAAGCTGCCTACGGTGAACGTCACGCGCTCAATGTCGTTCGGCTCAATCCCTGCTAGGTCAATCGACATTTCCGTGGTGGTCGTGCCATCGCCAATTTCGTCAGCGGGTGACAGCAGCACCGTGCCATCGCGACCCAGCACCGTAGCGCCGGTAATGTCGCGCCCTTTAGCATCCTTGAGGGTGAGTACATCGGTAGCGTTAGCGAAGGTCACACCGTCAGCAAAGTGTGTCTCCGTGGCGGTGACAAGCGCGGTTATGGATGCGTAATCAGCAGCCGAAGTCGCAGGCAATGCCAGAGTGAAGGGCTTACCGCCGCCCACACCATACAGCCGCCTCCCGCCTTCGGTGCCTAGCACGTTGCCTTCCGTCCATTCGTGACGCCCCAGGCTAACCTCAGACACAAAGCGCCAGGTCGCGCCCTCGTGCACAAACAGCGCCGCCCATTCGGTCGGGTCGCTTTCAGCATCCGCGGCGGGAATATCTGCCTGCTGACGCACAGCCAGTTCAAACGACGAGAACGACACCACGCCTAGCATTGGGCCGGTGCCGGGTACTTCGCTGGCTATTTGTGTGTAACCTTCGATACGCCGATACCCGCCTGTGACAGGGCAGTCGTAGTTCACGGCAGACAGGCAGGCGCCGGGTGCAAGCTGCGCGGGCGGGGTAACAAGGTCGATACCGCCGCCTAGGGGGGTGTAGATCATGCGAGCGGCCCTCCCAGCGTCATGGTCGGCAGCTCTGTCGAGGCAATGCGCGTCATCATCTGCTGGTCATTCAGGCGCGCTTGCTGAACCACCTCGGGCGCGTTCTCGTACAAGCCGTACTGCATCATTGCTCGGTAAACGATAGCCATGTGGTAGCGCGGCGGCATGCGCGGCACGTCATTAATACCCACAAGCTCTTGAGGCGTGCGCCAGTATTCAAAGGTAAGCGTTGTCCCGGCGTCAGGCGTAGTGTTGAGGTGGAGCACGCCATCGGGAGCAATGGCAACGCAGGAAAGTCGATCAGTAGCGGCGTGGCGCAGGTCTTTCCATGGCAGCACGCGCAGCTTCTGGGCGCCTACGTACAGGGTGTCTGCAAGCCAGTCATCAAAATCTTCGGGTAGAGGGTACTCAACATCGCTTGCGTTAAGCTCTACCACCCCCCTAGCCCAGTCAAACCGCCATTGGCGATCTAGTTGGATTTCTCGCCATGCTTGCCGTATCCAGCCAATCAGCCGCGCATACTCGCCCGACTGACCGGCCACATTCGCGGGGCCATTCCCGGCTGCGCCAACTTCCTGGCGTAGCCGTTGGCACAATTCAAGGAATGTCATGGGTTAATCCTCGACGCTGAGCACCGTGTACGGGTAAGAAGGCACGTCCTGCCATTCTTCGGTTTCAGTATCAAGGCGGCTTTCAACGGCGTTCTTGAGGCTCTGGTATAGCCCTTCGCCGATCACAACCGTTTCACCGCGTTTGATGCGCACCGTGCGGCCATTGCAACCTAGAAAAATAGGCTGCTTGTCCTTGCCATCTTTATGAATCTGGATGGTGTAGCGCTTCTCGCCCTTGCGTACAGCGATGCCAGTATCCTCACGCGTGGCAGGTGTATCGCTAGGCTTTTCATCCCCCAGCGCTTCGCGCAGTGTGTCGCGCAAAGCATCGACTGTTGGGTTGCCCTTTATTTCGATGCCTAGAATATTAGCTTGCTCTTTGAGCTGGTCTTTGGTCAGGCTGTTGATGTCGAGGTTGTCGCTCATGGTGTTGCTCCGATTGCGGCCTTCACAGGCGGCTTACAAAAACAGGGCAGCACTAAGGCTGCCCCGCTCACTTGCTGTTACGTGCTGGCTTACGCTAGATCAGTGGCCGCTACTTCCAGGCGCACCATCCAGGCTTCGTTGGCGCGGAAACCTTTCCACCATGTTTTCCAACCGACCCAGCCAACTTGGCCTAGCTTGTCGTTAGAGTCGATCTGCCCTGGCTGGCGGATCTTCATTTCGACAGCATCTTTGCCTTTCAGCGCAATATGCCCATAAGCGTCTTTACCGAAGTAGACGACAGGGTAAACATCGGCATTGGTGCCCGTGGTGGAGACCATGCCGTTCTCTACGCCGCCCGCGTCAGCGAAAGGTTCAAGCACTGGCGTCAGGATGTAACGCACGTCTTCGACTTTTCCGATCTCATACGGAAGCGATTTCATGCTGCCGTACTTTTCGGTGGGCACGAAGCCTGGCATGTCACGAATATCGCCTTCCAGGTGGGTGTGGGCCACTGCGAGGTAGGCCGCATCGATCTGCTCGGTGCCGTACTTCACGCTGGACGACACCATGCTGGTGACCTTCTTGGCGCGCTCGACCTTTAGCTGGCGAGTAACCGCCCGCTGCTTAGCAAGGCTGATTGGCGTATTAACGGCATTGCGGGCCGAGCCGTTTGAGTAGAAGACGTTGGTGCCGCCGCGCAAGATGCCCCACATCAACGACTCAATGGTTTCGGACGACTGTTCGCCGGTCATGGCGGTCGCATCTTTCAGCACCGGATCTTCGGCCAAGTCCTGCACCTTATCGGACAGCTCGACCACATCGCCATACTGGTCAAGCGTGACGGACACGTCTTCGTACTGCATGGCCTTGGAAGTTGGCGCCGCACCTTCGGTTAGCGGCGTTTTGGCCAGGGCAAGCGGCACCGGACGGCGGAACTTCACCGATTCGGATTTATTTTTGGGCACCGGCTTGGTCATGCCGTACTTGGTTAGGCAAATGACCGGCTCGGCGTGCTTGAGGTGTTCGGCCATTGCCCAGAACTCGGTTCGTTGGGATAGGCCTGAATAGGTAGTTTGTGCCATGACTAATAGTCCTGTGCGTCAGATAGAAAAGGTTTGCGGTTCATGCCCTTTCGCCTGCTCACATGGAGGAGCCATGAAAAAGCCCCGCGTCCAAAAAGGAGGCAGGGCTTTAATGGTTCGTCCGCTTGCGTCGCGGCGGGCGTTGATTTGCAAAACCAGA